AATGGAAATATCACTACAACTGCAGTAGATACTCCTGGTATGATGCTATATAACTCTAGTAATATGAATGTTCTAATAAATGGTAATATTAATGTTGAAGGTGGTGGAAGTTCATTTGGGTTAGATGGTAAGGGTATTGATATGTCAGGCAGTAGTGGAAGTACTATAACTAACCTTGGTACTATTAATGCAATAGGAGCTAATGCATTTGATATATATCTAAGAGATGCGTCTACTCTAGCTACTCTAAATAACCGCCAAGCAGGACTTACTTACTATGGTAAAATACCAACTAATTATAATGCTGTTATTAATAGTCCTACTGACTACGGAAAGATAATTTATAGTACTGTTAGTGGAACAACTACTTTTGGTATATATAATGGTTCTATTTTAAAAAATAATACTACTTATCTTAGTGTAATGGATGGCTTAGAAGCATCAAATATTACTGCAGGTTATTCAGGTGATTACTCTTATGATGGTAGAACCTGGGCTTGGACCTTGGAGAATTCCTCTGCTAACTTATGGGACTTAGTTGTAGGTGGCTGTATAGGATGTATAACAGAAGATACTATAGATAGTATTGAAGATGTTAGTAATGGTATTGCAACAGAGTTTAATCAACTTTTACAGAAAACTGCTACTGCTAACTTTGCTAATATGAACACATATGACTGTAGTCTATTTGACAAAGAAGGAGCTTGTTTCTCTGTAGGTGGTCGTCATACTGCTGTAGATAAGAAAATGTCAGGTAACTCCTCAAGTTCTGCAGGAGCGTTTGTTTGGGGTAAGAAGTTAAATGATAACTTCCGTGTATCAGGCTTTGTAGACCAACAGTTTGCAAGAGCTAACCCTACAGGTATACAAACAAGTAACAAAGGTCCTATGGTTGGTGCTAACATAGTATGGAACCAACAACCTAATCAGATGGGTTATCAAGTGAGATTAGCTAATGCTTACCAGGTAAAAGATATGACTATTACTAGAAGTCCTCTAGGTATTGCTGAGGCAGGTCGTGGTGATACTGAGATACAAGTACAAAGTTATATTGCTGAAGTGTCCTATCAGTTTAGTGATGAAGTAAAGACCTCTTTTAAACCTTATGCTGCTATGCGACGTGCTCTTGTAAAACAAGATGGCTATACAGAAGCAGACGTAGCTAATCCATTAACCTTTAATACATTAGAAGATAAAACAACTACAGCAATTGTAGGTGTAAAAGCTATGTATAGGCTTAATGAGCAAGTTATACTTAACACAGCACTTGGTGTTGAACATGATATAAGTAGGAGAACAGATAAGATAGAAGCCTCATCTTCAACTATATCAGGACTTACACCAGTTAATATAGCTAATAGTGTTAATGGTACCAGACCAGTAATAAATGCAGGTGCTACTTATTTAATCAATCCAACACAGTCTCTTTCAATACAAACCCAGTATCAAGAATTATCCTACACTGATACTAGTTCTAAAACTGTTTATATTAATTATACTATAGGATTATAAGTATGACTACTACTAAAAAGAAAAAAGGAGCAGATGGTAAAGCCTGTTGGAAAGGCTACAAATTTGCAGGAACAAAAAACGGTAAAGATAAATGCGTAAAAGTAAAGAAAGCTAAGAAGAAAGCTTAATGAGTAAACTAGAAGAAATAAGAGAACTAGCAGAGAATGATTTACTAGTATTTATTAAACTAGTTGCACCACACTTGATGCTAGGCTCTATACACGAAGAGTTAATACAATGGTGGGGTAGACAAGAAGCTAAAGAAAACCAACTTGTATTACTACCACGTGGACATATGAAGAGTAAGTTGGTTGCTTATAGAACAGCTTGGCATATCACTAAGCATCCTGAAACAACCATACTCTATGTATCAGCTACAGCAGACTTGGCTGAGAAACAATTATATGCAATAAAACAGATTATAGATTCACCGATTTATAGAAGATACTGGAAGGATATGATTCATCCAGAAGAAGGTAAGAGAGAAAAGTGGGCAGTAGCAGAGATTGCTGTTGACCATCCTCAACGTAAACTGGAGGGTATTAGAGATGCTACATGTAAAGCTGTTGGTCTTACAAGTAATACTACTGGGTTCCATGCTGATGTCGTTGTACTTGACGATGCTGTGGTTCCAGGCAACGCCTATACGGAAGATGGTAGAGACAAGGTTTCATCCGCGTACTCACAACTAGCTTCTATTGAAAATCCAGGTGCTTTTGAATGGGTAGTAGGTACACGTTATCATCCACGTGATATTTATGACACCATGATAAACATGAAAGAGCAACTTTACGACGAAGGAGGTGATCTAGTATCTGAAGAATCGGTGTATGAACTTTTCCAACGAGTAGTAGAAACTGATGGAGAGTTCCTCTGGGCGAAACAAAAAAGAGATGATGGTAAACAATTTGGGTTTGATGCAAAAGAACTTGCTAGAATCAAAGCTAAGTACGTTGATACTACACAGTTCCATGCTCAATATTATAATAATCCTAACAGTTCAGAATCAGCTCGAATCCATGCTGAGAATTTCCAGTATTATGATAGAGCTGTTCTAACAAATAAAGAAGGTGATTGGTATATCAGAGATAGGAAGTTGAACGTGTATGCTGCGATTGACTTCGCTTTCTCTTTAAGAAAAGCTGCTGACTTCACAGCACTGGTTGTCATAGGTGTCGATAACCAAGGTAATTTTTATGTACTAGACATTGACAGATTTAAAACAGAACGTATTGTAGATTATTACACACACATATTAAAGACTTGGGAAAAGTGGGGATTTAGAAAGCTACGAGCTGAGACCACTGTAGCCCAACAAACTATTGTAAGAGAGCTAAAAGAAAGTTATCTTAAACCAAACGGAATACCATTATCTATTGACGAGTTTAGACCAACTCGAAGCTTAGGTGATAAATTTGAAAGAGTAAGTGCTGTACTTGAACCTAAGTATGACAACTTACAATTATGGCATTACAAAGGCGGAAACTGTCAAGCGCTAGAAGAGGAATTAGTAATGATACATCCTCCTCACGATGATATTAAAGATGCCTTAGCTAATGCAATATCTATTGCGATTATACCTAAACAAAGACTAGGTACATTTAGTATGGGTAATAACGTTATGTCACACTCTCGCTTTGGCGGAGTTTCTTACTAAGGAAAAACTATGGCAGGTAAAGTTGCACAAATTAGAGAACTATTTGAAGAAAGAGACAGTATAGCTAAACAGCTTACTCATCTTTATAATAACTGGTGGATTCAGAGACAGCCAAAAGAAGCTGAATGGAGAGAGCTTAGGAACTATCTGTTTGCTACAGATACTACTACGACTACAAACTCTAAACTTCCTTGGAAGAACAAAACTACTCTTCCTAAGTTAACACAGATTAGAGATAATCTACATGCTAACTACATGGATGCTTTGTTCCCTAATGACAACTGGATGAAGTGGGAAGGCTCTAACTATAACGACTCTACAGTTAAAAAACGTAAAGCTATTGAAGCATACCTTAAGACTAAGACTAAAGAGTCAGGGTTTAGAGAGACTATCTCAGACCTTCTCTATGACTATATTGACTATGGTAATGCTTTTGCAGAGGTTACTTTTGTAGATGAGAAACATATAGACCCATTTAGTGAAGAAGAAATTCAAACATACCGTGGTCCTAAACTAGCTAGAATATCACCATTTGATATTATCTTTAATCCTTCAGCAGTAAGTTTTGATAAATCACCGAAGTTTACTAGGTATGTTAAAACTGTAGGTGAGCTTAAGAAAGATATGAAAGATAGACCAGACCTTGGTTATGATGAATCTGCATTTAAACAAGCTATGGACTTACGTAGAAGTATCAGCTCATTTAGACAAGAAGATGTAAACAAAGCAGAAGCTTTTCTTGTTGATGGTTTTGGTACACTACAAGAATACTATCAATCAGGCATGGTAGAAATACTAGAGTTTGAAGGTGACTTATATGATGAAATAAATGATGAGTTACATGAGAAAAAGATTATTACTGTTATTGATAGAAGCTATGTTATCCGTAACGAAGTTAACCCTTCCTACTTAGGTAGAGATAATAAGCATCATGTAGGATGGAGAAATAGACCAGATAACCTTTATGGTATGGGTCCTTTAGATAATCTAGTAGGTATGCAATATCGTGTAGACCACTTAGAAAACTTAAAAGCCGATGCCCTTGACATGACTATACATCCTCCCTTAAAAATTAAAGGTGATGTAGAGCCTTTTGAGTGGAGACCAGAAGCTACAATACATATTCCAGAAGATGGTGATGTAGAAGCTATGCCTCCTAATGCAGCAGCATTCCAAGTAAACAATGAGATTTCTGCTATATTAAACATCATGGAAGAGATGGCAGGAGCACCTAAAGAAGCTATGGGTATCCGTAGTCCTGGTGAGAAAACAGCCTTTGAAGTGCAACAGCTACAAAATGCTGCAGGTAGAATCTTCCAACATAAAGTAAATAACTTTGAAGTACAGTTCTTAGAACCTATTCTTAATACTATGTTAGAGATGTCTAAGCGTAATCTAGATATGGCAGAACTAGCTAGAACTATAGATGATGACCTAGGTGTTGTTGACTTTATGTCAATAACTAAAGAAGATATAACTGCTAGAGGTAAATTGCGACCTATTGGTGCAAGACACTATGCAGCTAGAGCTCAGTTAATACAAAACATGATGGGTCTATTTAATAGTCCTATGGGACAGATTATTGGTCCTCACATATCAGCTAAGAAACTAGCAGGTATGGTTGAAGAGTATATGGGCTTTGAACAGTATGACTTTATTAAAGATAATGCTGCTATATTTGAACAAGCTGAAACTGCTAAGTTACAACAGCAAGTACAGCAGAGTATGGAAGCACAGCAAGCAACTCCAGGAATGGATGAGCAAATGTTAGCACAACAAGAAGCAGATATGATGGGAGGAGCCACTGAGATTCCTCCTGGAACATAATACTACTTGACATTTGTAAAAAAGTATGATATAATATTAGTATAATGTTAGTTATTATTTATATAATTATTATTTATTATATCTAGTATGATTAATTAAGGTAATATTTATAAACTATGGATTTAAAATCAGAAAAGGCTAAAGAACTTACCAAGAACCAGGTCTTTGAAGAACTGAATAAGTATTTTAAAGAACAAATAGAACTGTCTCAAAGAAAATGTATGGATGAAGATTCTTTTAACATTCCTGCATGGTCTGAGAAACAAGCCTATCAACTTGGATTACAGAAAGCTTTCACTAAAGTTTTAAATCTTATACCTTTGACCCAAGGAGATAAGAAATGAGTGAAGAAACAAGTAACGAAGTACAACAAGAACAAGCAGAGCCAACTACCCAAGAGGCTCAAGCAGTAGATACTACACCTAAAGCATTCGAGATTCCGACCGAAGCTCAAGCGTTCGTAGGTGAAGGTAAGAAGTACCAGAGTCCTGAAGATGCACTTAAGTCAGTTCCTCATGCACAGAAGCATATTGAGACTTTAGAGTCTGAATTAGCTGAAGTAAAAGAAGAGTTAACTAAGCGTAAAACAGCTCAAGAACTTCTAGATGAAATAAAGTCTGGTGCTCAGCCAGTAGAGAATACCACTCCAAGTGCTGAAGTCAATCAAGATACATTAGAACAATTAGTGTCTTCAACGATAGAAAGAAGAGAGCAAGCAAGTAAAGCTAAAACTAATGCTTCAGAGGTAGCTTCTAAGTTTACCCAGAAGTATGGTGAGACAGCTCAAAATGCTTACAATCAGATTGCTAAAGAATCAGGACTAAGTGTTCAACAACTAAACAATTTGGCTGCAACATCTCCAAATGCCGTACTAAAACTTGCAGGACTAAATGGTGCAGTTACTACAACTACTACATCAAAAGGTTCTATTAATACTCAAACCTTAACAGGAACCCCATCAGATGTAACGTCTGCTAGAGTACCTAGAGGCGCAAGTACTAAAGATTTAGTTAAAGCTTGGAAAGCTGCAGGCGATAAAGTAAAATCTCAATCATAAATTAGGAGACTTAAATGTCACAATTAACAGGAAATACTACAGCTTTTATTGAAGCTGAGCAGTATTCTCAGTTTATCCTAGAGAACTTACATGACTACCTTCTTCCAGAAGGAATGTATCGTGATGTATCTGACTTCGGT